TCTCCAACTTCAAATTCCGGGCTGACGCCAAGGTTTCCGCCATCAGCAAACGCCACCATCCCGCCGCTTGCAGCAGAGAACACGCTCTCCTGCGATTCGGGGGACAGGGAATCAAAGGCGTTACCCAGACCGGCACGCAAAGACGCCCGTTGGGCCAGCTCTGCGTCAATCATGTCGACACGTTGTTTGTCGCCTCGATCCAAAGCGGCAACCTTGGCCTGCTGCAATTGAATATCGCTCAGGCCGTCAAGGATGTTGTCGACGTTTTGTTCGCTGGTAACACCGCCTTCGGCGTACACCTCTCCGCCTTCGGCAAACCCGCCGAATGCGCGGCTCAGGCCGTAAGCGCCCATGCCAATACCAGCCACTTGACCGGCAAGGCTGCCCGGGGGCTGATACACCTGAGCGGTGCTTTGCTGACCCAGCGGCAGACCACGGATTAGGTCGGACATGAAGCCCAATTGCTTATAGGGGTAGTTCTGCTGGTTCAGGAAATCCTGATACGCTTGAGTCAGGCCCTGCTGCTGGAGCGCTTGCTGCTGGGCGCCAACCTGCTGTTGCAGTTTGTTGATGTCCATGCCCTGAGCAAACTCTTGGCCGCCAAGCTGGCCCATGGTGTTTGCGCCTTGGAGGGCCGTCTGCAAACTTTGCAGCCCCAGACCGGCGCCGTACTGACGGGATTGCTCCCGCAGTTGTTGCTCACGGGCAAAGTTCTGCTGCGCCTGATCGTAGGCAGACATGTAGCCTTTGGCGCGGATGTCACCCATCTGGGTTCCCAGATTGCGCTGACGCTCGGCCTCAAGGATGGCCTGACGCGAACCACCAAATGCACCGGCGCGGGTAGCCTGCGCCTGATCAGCAACGCGCTGAATGTCAGACGAACGCTGCGCTTCCCGCAGTTGAGGCTCCATCGCCATCTCAACGAACGGGTTCATGTATTGGGCGGCACGGTTAGAGGTGAACTCGCCCATGCGGAATGGGTTGTACCCCGTGTTTAAAGCGCCAAGGGATGCGGCGCCTGCAACCTGACCACCAAACCGAGTGGCTTGGGACGGCTGCATTTGCGCGACAGCAGTTTGAGCCTGCTGTTGCAGCGGGGAGAAGCCAGCAATCCGATCGCCGGTATAGTTTTGGTACGGCGTGGCGCTTAGGGCTTTACCCTTTTCCAGCGTCTCTTGGGCATACGGCTTTGCCCAATCCGGGAGTTCCGAGATTTGGGTTTGGGTCGTGGGCGCGGAGCCGCCGCCGCTGTCATAAACCCGGCGTGTGCTGGTAAGGCGACCGCCTTCACCGTATCCGTCAAACTTGCTCGGGATGATCATTTGGTGACCTCAAAAAATTTCTGGTACATCACGCTCTGTACCTCATAGCCATACTTGTTTGCAGTCTTTCGCCACCCCGGGCGACCGACGAATTCGATTCCCGCACACCCAGCATCTTTGGCAAACTGGGCGGCTTTGCTTTGCATCTCGTCCTCAACCATGGCCATGAGGTTTTGCTGCATTGCACAATACTGGACCGTCAGCATCTTGCACTGGGGGTAATGCTTGATTTCGGTGATTACATGACCGTAGATGCCCTGGTTGTCATGAACAACCCACAAATGCATTTGCCCGTTCAGCACAAACCTCAACAGGTCATCAACGTTTACACGCCCACGAGCCCATCTTTCTGACTCAACCAAAAATGGCATAAGGGCCGGGATCAACCCGGCCACTGAGCCATGGGGTACCAGCGACACGTTCATGCCGGAAGATACTTATCAGCCCTTGAATTCTTTGCGACTCGGCCTTTGCCAACCGTCTGTCCTCTTGCTCGCTGTACCCGATCCATCATGGCGTACAGCTTGCGGGCGCCCGCCTCAGTCGAGCCATTGCCCAACTCAGACACGATACGGGCGGGCACTACGAACTCACCATCGGCCAGACGCGCAGGGCGCTTGTTAGCGATCGTGGCGGGGATGGAATCAGACACGCCATCACCGGGGCCGCGCAGCAGCCTGCCGCCGTCAGAGTAATCACCCAAATGAGACATGCCCCCAGCGGCATACATCTGCGGGCCGTTGGTCATCATCATTTGCGCGTCGTTGCGCATCGACATATCTTCAACCGGGCCGCCAACCGCAGCCATAAACGGCATTTGAGTTGTCGGGGCTGCAACGCCAACCGGGGAGAAAGAGGGATTGAAGTACCTGCGCTCACTGCTAAAGTTTTGCCCCATGTCAGCGTAAGCCGGGACATCAGCCTGCGGCGTGGGGGTAACCATTCCGGGGTTAAATTGCTGCGCCGGATAAGGCGTGGTGGCCTTCATGCCGGGCGCGGCAGCGGCTTTTTCTTCGCCCATCAGCATTGGTGCGGCAGCGGAGAGGCCAGATTTAAGCAGACCAGAACCACCGCCAATGTTTTGCATGAAAGCTGCGCGTCCGGCTTCGGTCCCAAGACCCTTAATGCCTTCACCTGCAAGACCAAGAGCTCCCTTGTTTGTAATTGCCTGATTTGCAGCAAAACCGTATTCGCCAGACCCAACCGGGCCTGCAATTTGTCCTGCCGCATCGCCTACGGCGGAAGCCCCCGCCCCAGTCAAACCGCCCATCAGACCAGCGCCACCAAAAGCGCCAAGGCCAGCCATCAAGCCTTTGCTTAAATTACCAGTTGCCAGACCCGTACCGCCGCCGACCAATAGCGCCGCCATCGGTGCGCCAACTCCGGTAGCAGTTAACGCCGCACCAGCAATTACCGGCAGGAGTCTGGACAAAAAGCCTGCTTCGGGCAGGCCCGTCTGCGGGTTGATAGTCAACGACCCGCCATGAGCCATAGCAATTGCTTGAAGGCTTTTGACTTCGCCCGGAGCCATATGGACGAGCGTTGTATCCGGTCCTCGGCCTTGAGCAGCCAGATGTTGTGCGGCAGTTTGAAGGCTCATTGGGGCCTCACGGAATGGGGGTTAATTGAGTCTATCATGGGGGGTTCTTAGAGGCAATTACTGCGTCAAGTCAAAGAAAGACAGCGACCCAAGCGCATCGCCGGTTGTGGCCCCGGAAACCGTGCGAATTGCCACGGTGTAAATATCGCTGACCCCGGCAATCGACGCGCCAAGCTGAAGGTCAAAGTTGTAGGCGTTGGCAAAGCTAGTGCTCCCGGTGCCCCCGGCGGTGTTGGACGCAAGATAGTCCGACTGAACAATCGTCCCGCCCGTTGTGGCGGTGGCAGCTACGTCAAACTCTACGTTGGAATCGGACGGCACCGTAGCCGCCCAAGTCGCCCCGGTTAGCGTCGGGTTTTTAATTAAAACAACCTCGTAGTTCTGGCTGGTGGTTGGCAAAACCTGAACCCGGTTAGGTAACACCACCGCGCCCGTGCGCCCAGCAGCCAGCCGGATAGACACCAGCGGCAAGAACGTCGTCCCAATCGTGCCCAAGATCGTGGTGCGCCGCGCCACATGGTCGATGGAGGTCTGCTCAAAGCCACCCTCAGACACAACCGAGCAGCAGATCGCTTTCATCGAAGCTGCCACCGCTGACGTTGTAGTCTTAATTTCGTAACGCACAGGCAAAATAGCCGTCGTCATGTACACACTAGTGATATCGTTGGCGTTCTCAAAGGTGTGGCAGACGATGTATTCCCCATTGATGATGAAGCCGCAGCGCACATTCCCAACGCCTAGCCACTCAAAGTCCATCCACAGAATCTGCGCCTTGGAGGGGTCCAGCGTCAGCCCAGAAGCTCCGGTGCCGTCCAGCTTGTCGCCGTTCCATGAGGACTGATTCACCGTGCGGACATCGCTGGGCGTGCCCGGAGTGGGGATTGAGCTAGAACGTAGCACGAAAGAATACGTCCCGTCCACGCGCTGGAAGAACACGCCGTTGCTGTCGTTGTAGTAGCCCACCCGTTGGGTCAGGTTCAGGCTCTGGCTGCTGTCCATGACAAAGGTTGCCAGCACCAGCAAGCCCTTGCCCGGTTGGTACGGAAACGAACGGAAGGACTGTCGGGTTACGGTGCCCACGCCCGCCCCGGTGACTTCCATTTTGACCGCCGCCTCGTTGGAGAGGAACGTAGTTGTGCCCGTCCCGGTCGTTGCGACGTCAAACTGGTTGTCCGCAGCGTAGCGGTTCTGGCTGTCAAAGAGGGTGTAGGGCTGGCTGACCCGCAGTCGCCCAAAGGCGTCCGTATTGGTGCCGCCGATTGATACGGGGATTGTTTCCATAGAAGCTACCAGTTGCCCCAGAATGTTGTCCAGCCGGTTGAAGTACAGACGCAGAACGTCAGCGAACTGATCGTGATAGCGCTTCTCGTAGTCCGGCGGAGCAGTGGGCAGGCGCGGGGCGACCACCCGGTTAAGTTCAAACTCAGAGGTGACGATCAAAGTCATCAACGTCTTCCGTTAAATCAACTTCCAGCTTCCAGCGCTGTAAGTGTCTGGCATCCTGACAGAACCGCCACGATTAAATTCAGGCTCGGCCATAGCCACTTGAGCGGCAGGTTCCTTATATCCAATCGTTTGGCGGATAAAGTCCCGCAAATCTTTGTTGCGCGGGTCTTCAACGGCGTAGCGGTGCTCTTCAATCTTCTTGGCGTACTCTCTGGCCTGGGGGCCCGCACCATTCCAGACCTGATAGAACGGGACATTCAGACGTTTAGCTTGCATCTGTTTGTCCACGATTGCAGCGGGAAAGCCTGCGGCGTAGGGGTCGATACCTTGAGCCACCAAGTCTTGCGCAATCTTGGCTGCGCGGCGGTTGTTGACGTTGTACTCGTTGTAGCCAAAGTTCGACCGGCCTTCGACCAAAGCTAGGTTGGTCAGGTCATCCGGGTGCATCATCTGCACGCCATGTTTTTCTGCGGCCCTCTTGTAGGCTCCAAGAAGGTTTGCCATCGTCTCGCGGTCGTACCCGTAGTCTTGGGTCTCCATCCGGTCTTTTGCCCCAAATTTGTTCAAGGGGTTAGCACGGCGGGCACGGATGTAATTCTGTTCTGCTACTTCTTTTTCGGCAGGAAGATACACCCCACCGGCAGCGACCCATGATTTGGGGTTCTTAGCCACCGACTTGGCAAAGGCTTCGTACTGAGGCGTGTTGGGCACGAAATACGCGCCCTGAACTTTGTATCTTTTATCCATACAACATTACCTCCGGCCATCCGGGCGGATATCAATTGCCGGAACACCCAACTGCCAGTTCACACCCAGCCCGTCGGAACTCACTTTGAACGCCATCTGTCGGCCTCGGATGCGCGTGTAGACGATCTCGGTGAACTGCTGCACTGTGTAGTTGCGCTGGGCTTGATAGTTCTGCGTGCTGGTCACCGTTGGGGTGTCAGCCGTGCTGTAGTTGGCACCGGGGTTCTGGCGCGGGCGCAGAGTAAACGTGACCTGCGGGTTGTTGACGTAGGAGCCGTCAAACGTGATGTCCGGAATCATTCGCCACGCAAAGCCGTAGTTGTGCCCGTCACCGATGTTGAAGTCGGCGGACTGGATGTACGCGCTGATCGGGCTAGGCGGGTTGGTCGTGCCGTCGTCCACGCCACTCTCGTGGTAGACCAGTTGGTTGCCGTAGGTGGTAGCCGACGGGAAATCGCGCAGCGGGGTATCCAGCCACGCGGTGCGGCCCAAATTGCCGTAGCTCCAGATGCGCTCAAGGTGGTTGTAGATGACGTAGCGGTCGATGACGGTCGAGTTGGCCGAACAGTAGAACCACCAGATTTCGTTGTAGGCTTCGTTTGTCCCGGCAACGAATTGATACTGTTGCAGCAGGTTGATGTCACCAAAGATGTATTGGCGCAGGGGGCAGTACAGGGTCTCCACGCGGCCCGAGTACATGTAGAACTTGTCCAACCCCATCCAATAGGTGATGTTGGCTGCGGTGGCGGTGGCGTTAGGACCGGCGATAGAGATGTTGCTGCCAAGAATCTGAAAGCCCCACACAAACGGAGCGCCAAGGTACTGCATGGAGTAAATGGCCGCGTCCGTCCAGACCAAAATCTCCTGACGAGTTTGTTGGTGAGCAACGATGGTGGACCCGGTGGACAAGCGATAGCTGCCAGCCTGATTGGTCGCAGCGGGAGTCCACGTTGCGTAGTCTTCTTGATCGGACCAGCGGACCAGCAGCGGGTCAAGGATGGCAGAGCCATAGTCGTTACAGCCAAACGAAATCACAAACCGCGAGGCATCGGACACCGTAACTGAGTTGGAGATCGTGGGACAGCCGGAGTCGGTCGTGTAGGGAGCGGGACTTGTCGCGGACAACAGCACCGCCCGGTCGTAAATCAGGGGGTTGGCGTTTACCTTCCACAGATACAGCGCTCCGCCACGCGGGTTGATAACCAAGTCTTCACCAAAGTTTGTCTGGCTCCACAGACGAAGCTGTACGGTTACACCCGAAGTCGCAGACTGCCCCCAGCCCGTTGCGTTGCCATATTGATTGACAACGTCGCCAGAGTTGTGTGCAACAGCCGTGCTGCCAACCCCACGGGTGCAGCCAGTGAAAGTCGTTGCCGTGACCCCGGAATAGGTGATGTATTCACCGCCGATACCGATTGCGCCGGACGCGGCAAAGCCCGTCGTAGACACCACCGTGATGGTTGTTGCGCTGTCATTGAGCGCACCATTGAGAGTCGTGGTTGCCGTAATTGTTACCGTGCCGCCATAACCGCCAGCGCCCCAACCAGTGAGGGTGGTGAAAATCTCTTGTCCAATTCCGATTTGATACGCAAACGTGGCTGCGCCTGTAGTGCCCGACGATGTGGCAGGAGAAGCAACAACAATGCTGTAGGTGGAAGAGTCGATGTAGGTGACGCGGAACTCTTTATTTAGCGCAGATGCAGGAATGCCGTTGACGGCACCGCCAACACCGGAGATCGTCACAAAGTCGCCGTTGCCCGCGCCGTAGCCCGGATCGTTCACAATAACTGTGGTGGAGCCGTTGGTCGTGGTGAAGGCGTTGGCCGCAACGACGTTGGTATCGCGGATCGGGGTAACGTCATAGAACTCACCCCCCGCAGATTGTTGAATGTAGTATTTGAGATTGGTGCCCAACCCCATCAGGTTGTAGCTTGCAAGAGTCACCCAGTTCCACAACGCACGGCACACACCCCAAAAAGAACCCGTTGGCGGTGCAAGGCCGGTTTCCTGAGTGCCAGTATCACGGGCCCAGCCACCGAGCTTCTCGGGATAGCCCGAGCGGAAGCGCACCTTGTCCATCTCAAACCAAGTGCCTTCGTTGGCAAGCGTCGTTGATTCCCGGTTCACGCCGGGTTTGAGTTGCAATTTTTGTAAAGGCACGTTATGCTCCTGCTTTGGCCTCAACAAGGAGACTACCGTGTTTGTCTACGTATGGAAGCATAACGACTCCCCTTTTTATGTCGGCATGTCAAAGACATTGCACCGGACGAATCCGCTAAATTCTGGCGGGCGGGGGTGGTTGTGCAAGCAAACTTTAGCAACCATTGGCGCAATCAATGTGGTTGTTGAAGTCCACCAAACAGAAACCCCCGAGGCCGCGCAGGCGCTTGAGCGGAGTTTAATCCAGAAGTACGGAAGAATCCAGCTTGGAACAGGGCCGCTTACCAACCTTAAGCCGGGAGGAGACGGCAGCAAAGGAATGACCGCTGAAGGGAAGGCTGCTACAAGCGAACGTCTGCGCAAAAACAACCCGATGCACAACCCTGAAACTCGGGCAAAAGCTGCGGCTCGCATGAAAGCGCCAGACGTCCAAGCAAAACTTTGCGGGGAAAACAATCCCTCAAAACGCCCAGAGGTGCGTGAAAAACTTTTGGCGAAGTGGCAAGACCCCGAATACAGAGCGCGGCAAACCGCAAGCCGCAAAGGCAAGAAAAAACACACTGAAGAATTCAAGGCGGCTGCGCGTGCGCGATTAATGGCCCCGGACAACCCCATGCGCGTGAGCCATGTGCATTTAAACGCCGACCCTGAAATACATAAAAAACGAGTGGCCGCACTGCGCAGCCCTGAAGTCCGAGAAAAAATTGCGGCGAGCATGCGACGGCGGTGGGAGCAACGTAAGGCTGCCACTAGTTAAGCGGTCAAGACCTCTTGCGCGTGTTTAATATGCGCAATCCGGTCGTCCAGCCCAATGGTACCGCCGTTGATCTTTTTTGTCATGCCCGTGTAGTCTTTAGCATCAGCCTCTTTATTAAGCTGCCGCTTGTTCCAATACCACCCGGCGGTCAAAGCTGCGTATTTGGGGACCAGAACATAGTCCGGGGAATGGATGAAATCCATGTTTAAAGCGTCCCCGGCCAGCGTGTAGTTGTCCTTGCCGGTGAGCTGGATCAGCCCGCGCCCGTGGTACAGCCAGCCGTCCCCGGTCTCTTCGGTGCCGTTGCCCATGCGCCCGCCGTAGACCTTGTTTGCAATCTTCTCGGGGTTGCGGGCGTACTGTTTGGCAATCTCCATCGTCGGGAAGCGGCTCGGCCAAGTCTTCATCAGGGCCTCGGCGCTGTAGTTCAGGTTCTCTTCCAGCGTCTTGAAGTTCATGCTCTCATGGGCGCACTGGCCGATGAACGCAGCCTGCCGCTCAGGGGTGTTGATCTCGTAGCGGTGAAAGACCTCCGCCAGAGGCTCGGCCCACGAGGGGTCGATCTTGAGTTTGGTCAGGGTCTTAGTCAGGGCGAGGATGGTCATTTGATTGCGGGTGCTTTAGAGAGGAGGTCGGTCTTGGCCTGCGAGCCTGCGCTAGAACCAAAGTAATAGGCAATGATGCCTGTCCATGCTGTACCGAGGGAGCCCAGCATCATCAGGATGGCCGGGTTGTTGGAGTCCACTTTGCCCAGCAGCATCATCACCATGATGCCGAAGAACCCGAGCGTGACGATAGCCGCCAGCACGGGGGGCACGATGGAGCGGGTGGTGGCCTGCATCTCACGGGCAGACTTCCTGTCATCCACGGCCAGCGATTCAAAGTTCAGGCCCAGTTCATTCTCTTGGCGCTTTAACTCGAGCTCGGCCAACTTGACCTGCGCGATCTGATCGGGCGTCATCTTGTTGCTGGAGATCAGGTCTTGGACCTTGTCCTCGTCCACACCAACGGCTTTGGAGATAGCCGAGACAGCCATCCCGGCCAAGGGGCCGCCCAGCGCCGTAGCGATGGTTGGAGCTATTTGTTTAAGCCATTCCATTACTTTTTACTCCTTGACAGCATGGTCGCTGCGATTTGCAAAAGAACCCGGTATTGATCCACATCCGGCGGCTCCTCTTTCCAGCCCACCGTGATTTGGCCGACAAATTTTCCCTGCTCTGGCGGCACGCTAATACGGCAGCCAAAGGTCATGCCCTTTTCCATATACCATAACCCAATCTCAGACTGGGCGGTCTTGTACGGGCCGCAGGGAATCTCGCTGGCCATCAGCGCCACGACATCCCGGTTATTGGCTGCGTTGGCGGTAAACAGGCCGACATCTAACCCCTCATGGGTTTTGTCCCTG